ACGCTGTAGCGATTGCCATTCTCATAACCACGCACAAGCAGACGGTTGCCTGCTTGCTCCACATTAGTGTAAAACTTCATTCAAGACATTCGAGATAACGAGCAAGCAAAGATTTGCTTGGATTAGTCACAACAGTCAGGTCCGAAGACCTGACATTGAATTCACGCTCAGCAGCGTAAGGAGCCCATGGACTGATCTGACCTTCACAGTCTAGCACGTATGGTTCAATCATCCACACGTCTGGGTCACCTGGCAAAGTGTCCCCCTCAACTGGTTCTACCTGAGCGATGATCCACTCATTCGCCAGTTTCAGCAGGTTCGCTGTTATCTCCATTAGTTTCCTCCTCAGGATAGAAAATTTGATCTTCTTTAAGACCTAGTTCACGTAGACGATCAGCAAAGTTCATGACAATGTTATTGTCAGGATAGACTACACTGATGATATGATCTCCTGCAACGCGATGTTCTTCCTGTGGCGAAAAGGGGCACCAACGCTTATACTCGATGGGAATATTTCCTTCTTCGTTTACTTCACCCAGTTCCAAAACGTAAGGATAAACCATACGGTATCCCATGATGTTTCCATCATCATTTTTGAGATCACTAAACAAACAAAGAACTCGATCACCTGTAACAAGGTTCACGACACGGATTGCATGATTAGTCAATAATTTAGTTTCTGACATTTTTCTTTAGTTCCTTTTGTTCTAGTTCTTTTTTCTTAACGAGTTTTAATTTCCAGGCATTTTCTAGTCCTGGTTCTGGAGTGCTGATTGTCATTACACAATCATATGGAATTTTGAATTGCCAGTCTGGCGAATATGGATTCCACTTACTGAAACGAACTTGGTATTCCATACCATATTCTTCAGTAAGATACTGTTGTGTGCCGCCATCAAGATTGAGAATGTAAGGATCTTCCATAAGAAGACAGACACCTTTACGGTCTTCTGACTCTTCATTAAAAACTTCCTTTAGTTCCGTAATGATGCGGTCACCAGTCTTTAATGTGACTACTGATACTGCCATAGGAATTATGAGTTTGATCTAAGTTTACCATCAAAAAAGGGTGCCGTCAAGCACCCTTCAATTATATTTAGAACCACTTTTTACGCTTCTGTTTTTCAGGCAGTTGCTTCATCAATGTAATTGTCAACAATCCATCTACAAATTTTACATCTTCAACTTCTACATCATCTGCCATCTGCCAGTTGCGTGAGAATGTTCTATAGGAAATTCCCTTGTGGGAATATTTCCTTTCTTTATCTGGCGGTGCTTTGCGAGCAGAAACCGTTAGAACATTTCGTTCAGTCTCGACTTCAATATCTTCGCTTGCAAATCCAGCCAGAGCGACTTCAAGTAAGGTTCTGCCATCACTTCCATCGACCACATTGTAAGGTGGGTAATTTGATCCACCTCCTGCAAGAGCCTCAAGTCTGCTGAATGTTTCATCGAATCCAATTGAGTAAGGGGTATAGTGTTCCCAGTTAATGTTTACCATTGTCCTTAAATAAGCGACGTTTACATGTGACCCGTTAGGCATCACACATATAGTTATAACCGTACAAGAAAAACATGGAGTGATGAAAACCCAAGTAGTTATTACGGTTTATACCAATAACTCATCTAAGTTAGACACAAATGACATGTCAGCACCACCTTCTTTCAACTTAGTAAGATAAGTTTTGATAATTCCTGGTTCTGGAATTGTCATTGAGACGACAGTTTCAGGATTAATTTTATACTCATCATATGCAGTGAAAGGATTCCACCTTCTATACTGGACCGAGACTGTAGTATCATCTTCTTTGTAATCAGAAATCATCAGCTTGAGAGGATACAATACTACAATGCCAAGTTTTTCACCATCTTTAATTTGGTTTACATTTGCTAAAACATAGTCACCAGTGGTGATATGCAATACTCTAATGTTATGTTTCATAACGGAACTGATAATGAAATGATAGGGTCTTCAAAATTATTTTTTTCTAAGTAATCAAAGGTAGTCTTTGAAAACATATCAAATGCCAAAGAATATCTTACCACACCACTTTGATTTGGTTGCACTGAATGTTGAACCCAAGACGGAAACAATGCTAATCTTCCTGGTTCGTTCTTACATTTGAAAGATCCATGATACAAACTGAATAAAGGTATCCAGTAATCAGTAGTAGTATAATTTTGTGTTAGAGCCATATTGCCACTAACAAAAGTATTTTCATGTAAAGAGTGTGAGTGAACTGGCACTTCCTCCCCTTCATCTAGTCTTAAAGCCCAACCACGTATCCATATCTCATCTCTAGGATAAGATTCTACATCAATAGATTTGCAGTACTCTTGATACATGCACCATATAATTTCTCTAAGTGATCTTAGAGATTCAATATTAGTATCAAAGATGTTGTAAGTTTTCCAAACATCATTTAAATGATCTCCAAGATTATTGGAGAGAATGTAATCAAGAAGGGTCTTAGTAAAGCCTAAACTAATGTCATCAACATATATTGATAGGTCAATTGATGGAGCAAACGGTGTATTTGGTTCCCAGGTTTTCCATCGATGAAGATTATCATTACCTTGTTTGATTACAAGACTGTCAATGTCATTCATTTACTTCGACTTTTTTTCTCCCAATATTGTACTTGCTTTCCAGAGTCCAGTCATTCTTTTCTTTGAATGAAAGAACTTTAATCTGATTGAGAGGAGCAAGGTCAGCAATCTTCTCAGCATTTACAACTGAGATAAGTCCCCAATCGCTAAGCAACTGAACGATACGATTGCGACGCTGCACGTCATTCAAAGACAAGTTAGTATTCTTACCGTCAAGAGCAAACAACTCTTTGAAGTGAACGATATAATACTTACCTTGCTTATGTAAGATATGACAAGACTGATAGATCTTCCTTTCTTTGCGCGATGCTACTCCAATCCTAGTCAGAGTTTCTCTCACTTTGAGAAAGTCATCTGGTTCACCCAGAACAACTTCTACCATGTCCGCCTGTTTCCATAGAACTTCTACTTCACCACTCATTGTCTTCCACCTTTATTCAATACCTTTGTAATATGATCTAGCTGATCCTTGGTGAGAACCCTGAGTGCTTGTAGAGCTTTATCGTCATTATAACCATAATACTCTTTTACTACTTCAAGATAATCAATAGAATCTTTTTTCGCCCAAGGAGAGAAACGCTTCCTAGGTTTCACACTATTTAGCAAAAAGTCGTATTGAAGTTTCTTTGGGAGATGAGGATTTTTATTCATCTCATTGACATAAAGGATAGTGTCAGTGAAAGAACTGAGGCACCTGTTAATAATATAAGGAGGATACCCTCGCTCAGCATCAGTATCATCATCGAGAATACTCTTCTTAGATTGGTTGATCGAGTACAGGTAGTCTTTTAGTTGGTATGTCATTCCAGTGTCTAATCAC